AAACAATGGAGAAACAGAAAAAATGGCAGTTAATTACACACAAGACCAAGTAGAGTATATAGTAAATCAGTATAGATTAGAACCAACTAGAGAAACTGTGGAGGAATTAGCAGAAGAACTTAACAAGAGTGTGAAATCTATTATAGGAAAACTATCAAGAGAAGGAGTGTACAAGAAAACCGAGTACACAACCAAAGCGGGTGAGAAGCCAGTTACAAAGTTAGAGTTAGTACAAGAATTAACAGAGAAATTACAACTACAGGAATGGGAACTAGCAGGACTAGAGAAAGCACCCAAGACTGCATTAAAAGCAATATTAAAAGGAGTAGCAAATGAGAGTATGTAAATTAGTGAGAGCTGGAGAGAACATTCAGACAATAGACAAGCATGGAATGTATGCAGAAGTATTAGAGCTTATCGAAAGTCCCAGCGGGTATAAAGCAAGACTAGAGTTTGCTGATGGACACAAAGACTTGATATCAGTACGCAGACTAAGAATGCTACAGAGTGAAGTACCTAAGTCAAGAGGAAGTTTCTGGGACTAAGGGAGAATCACGTCAAATTAAGGGGACTCAATGTCCCTTTTTTATTGTCTTAAAAAATTTTGAATTGGCACAAGTTTAGTAAACTTTAGATGAAGTTTTAGTAATTAGTGTTTAGTGTAGGTTATAAATCCCAGAATTGGGATGTTTGGTTTCATTGTATGATATAGTTTACACAATTAGCTCTCTTAGGTTTGACTAATTAGAATATCCGTTCAGCACATTTCTTGGCGAAATGTGATTCTCGGATTCAATTCAAGGATTAGTCGAGTGAGAGCAGTTAGTGGTTTGTGTTGGTTAACTATCATAATTTATGATATTATTATATCACGACTTTCACCATAAAGCAAGAATTATTTTTCTATGCAGTATGGCATTGCTTATTGTCGTAGGTTGAAATTATAATAAAATATTTTTTAGAAGGATATATTTTCTGTTTTTGGTAAGATTGATTCTATGTTTTTTATCAATTGAGGTACTACATCTTTTGGAAATTGTTTATCTAACTTCTGCTTGAATCCACAAAGTGATTTATATCTCTTAGTTGGTAAAACCAGTCTTGAATTGGAAATCAGAGGTGTCTCATAATGAACTGTAGTATCGTAGGCAATATGTTGTTTACCATATTGAATTGCTCCCTGAGTTGGAACAAGTGCAAGTCTTGCAAAGGGTTCTTCTTCCCAAAGTGGTTCACCTGTAATTTGATTTAATGGTGGTGTGCATTTAAAGATAACGATTCTAGTATTATGTACTTCGATACAGTTGTCGTATGATGGTGTTGGTGCTACGTATTCTTCTACTTTTGCATCTGCAAATTTCATTCTATTTCCTTGCCTTGTGGCGTATTTTAAGTTCTAATTGGTATTTCTTCTTTAACTCTAGTTGTTTTGTTCTTTTTCTATAGTTATTTGTTTCGTTGCGTTTTTGATTGGGTTTGACATGATATTTTCTTTCTCTGCACTCTTCTTTTATACCAGCATTATCACATTTCTTCCGAAAGATACGCAGTGCTTTCTCGAAACTCATGTTCTTAGCATCAACTCTTGGCATCTGACCTCCTGTGGAAAGTCCATCCACGTTTCCTTAGATAGTATACTAATGAGGTGACCGATGCTGGACTCCTGTCCAGTGCAAGTGCAATATCTTCCGTTGACTTTACATTGTAATGCCGTCTGATGTATTCTTTTTCTGATGTAGTCCATGTTCTTTTTGTCATCCCTTTGGTCTCCAGTTTAGTGCAGAAAAAAGTGCCCACTCTGGTACTTTGTATCTTGTCTCTGTGTCAAATTGTATATTAGAATCTTGGTTGAACTCGTTATCTTCTACATGCGAGTACAAAGATTCCCATGCTTGTTTGTGGTCATGCCCAGCGTACTGTCCATAACTTTTGGGTTCTTTACTTATCTCACCATCATTTGTCCTTTGTACTTTTCTAATTTCTAGAAAGTTTTTATAAGTCAACTTCTTGTCTCCACTTAAGTGCTGATGTTTTTTGTAATCTTTCCAGCAACTTTTTAATTTATCTACATCTTCTCGTTTTTCTTTCGGAGCGATTGGTAAATACTTTCTTCTTATTGGTTTCTTCATAAGAATATTATACTAAAAATTTTAATTGATGTCAAGAACTATTTTTAAGTTAGTTAAACATTTATCTTGACACAAGGTGAAAAAGTTGCTATAATATTATCTATGATAGAAAATGATATAAGTTACGGAATATTTTTAGTTATGTGTGTAGGTATTGCTTGGACACTAGGAAAACAGTTTGGAATACAAACCACGATAGACTATTTAGAAGATAAGGGTCTGCTAGAGTTTGATGACTCTGAAAAATAGTTCTTGACATCAAGGTTAATTTTTGATATAATTATTGAGTAAGTGATAGAATTCACTTGCATATTGGTGCGTCTACCGTAAGGAGGCGTGAATTATTTACTGAAAAGGAATTATGGAGAAAATTATGAGTATAGATTTAAGCAAATTTTGGCTTGGATTGGATATGCCCACACTACCGTCTTATACGGATGCAGCATATCCTAGATATAACCTAATCGAAAAGGCAGGAGACTATCGTATAGAAGTCGCAGTGCCAGGGTGGAAGAAAGAAGAACTGGAGATAATCTTTGATAACAAAGAACTCCACATAAAGGGTAAAAAAGAAACAAAACTAGGAGAAGATGAAAATTTCATTCATCAAGGATTAAGTTTAAAGTCTTTTGAACGAAGATTTATTCTAAACGCCGACCTACAAGTAGAAGAAGTAAGTCTACAAGACGGATTGCTGACAATCAGACTGTTACGAACTCCAGATTCCAAGAGAAAAATCTTGGAGATTAATTGATGAAAACATTATCAAAAGTTCGTGATAGTATATGTGAGAACGGAGAGTTCTGCAACATGGTCGCTAATTATACATTAGTGGTAGCCTTTGGTGGCATCATGGTAGAGAGCCTTGCAGTTCTTACTTAAACTGTCAGAATGTATTAGGGGAGCTTCGGCTCCCCAACCTATAGGAGAAAATATGCAAATTTCAATAGAGGGATTATCCCTAATTAAAAAGTTCGAGGGTATGGAAACAGAAGCATACAAGTGCGCGGCTGGAGTATGGACTATCGGATATGGACATATCAAAGATGTCAAAGAAGGAGATGTAATTACTAAATCAGAAGCAGATGAACTGTTAGTACATGAGATAGAGGAGTACGAAAACTACGTGAACACAGCTGTAACCGTTCCACTTTCTCAATGTCAATTCGATGCAATTGTATCATGGGTGTTCAATCTAGGTAATGGAAATCTTCGCGCTTCAACCATGTTGAAAGTCATCAACTCTGGCGACCATGCTGGAGTACCTGCTCAAATCAAAAGGTGGAACAAAGCAGGTGGTAAAGTACTTGAAGGATTAATCCGAAGAAGAGAAGCAGAAGCTTTACTATATGAAGGGAAAGACTGGAGCAATGTCTAAGTTTCTAGATAAAATAGGTGAATGGTGGTTTTGGTTTAAAAACTTATTCATTACCTATTATAGTCTCAAAGTTAGTTATAATGCTACTTGGGGAGACGCAGACGACCAAGAATTTATCGTCAAGAAGTTCATTAAAAAGCAACCAAAGTTTATATCATTCATCACAGAAGAAGGAGAACTAGTAGAGATTAGTGGTGCTGATGGACTTAATTACAGGATTCAAGAATTATGAACCAATTAACAATAGGTGGATTAGTTGTACTAGGAGGTCTATGCTACTTTCTGTACAGTCAGAATGAAACCTTAAAAGAAAACAATATCAAGTTAGAAAATGCAGTACAAGCCCAGCAAGAGGCAATGGACACACTGCGAGAGTCTTATGAAAAACAAGGTAAGTCTCTTATGAGCATGTCCCGAAGAAACTCAGAAATAGAAGCTGAAAAAGCAGAGTATCTTGCAATATTTAGCAGACACAATTTAGATATGCTAGCATTAAAAAAGCCTGGTCTTATGACTAATAGGTTCAACAATGGTAGTGAAAAAGTGATGGAGGGAATGGAAGATGATACAGAAAAGTTATACGAGCTTACTGTGCCTAGCACTGACGATAAGTAGTTGTAGTTTACTTCCTACTAAGAAAGTAGAGATAGTATCAAAACCAATTGAAATCGACATCATGCAACCCGATTTACCAAGACCAGTAGAGCTTACAGCTCCTCAGTGGTGGGTAGTATCAAATGCAAGAATAACAAACCCATGTATTAAAAGATTACAGGACGATGGCAGTATGAAAAGACCAAAGTCTTGTCTAAAAGAAGATACAGAAAACCCAGAGTGGCCTGAAGGTTATACCTACCTAGACCAGTTTTTGGATGAAATGAAAGAACAAAACAATGGAGAAGTACTTTTTGTAGGAACGACCATTGGTGATTATAAAGTCATGTCAGAAGATATGCAAGAGTTAAAAAGGTACATCAATCAACTAGGAGAAGTAGTAATATACTATCGAACAGTTACAGCTCCAAGCGAGATAAAAGATGAAAAATGAAAAAACTTTTAATAAACAACAGAGAAATACTTGAATGTTTAGACACCTTAGCTACTCAAGTATTACAACACCCTACTACATTTAGATATACACCACCACCTAATGTGACTATGGCTAGACTTAAAGAAGTTATGGACGCAGATGATGGTACAATAGAAGAGTCTAATGGTGTAGATTATGCAGGTAGATGTTTTAATACAAATGAGTATCAACATTACTCTAAGGTAGACACAGGTATAAAATCTTTTAATGCAAGAAGGCCTCTTACGTTAAAGTATCATTTTTTAAAGTGGTTAAGAGATACAACAAATAATCAAGCGTGGGAACTAGATACATGGGAACTACAACCAGAGTACCATGGGTGGACACCTTGGCATAGTGGAAAAAATAAACCAATAAACTTTGTAAGATTTATTTGGAATTCAGGTTCTGGAGTAACAAATTATGTGTCAAATGGTAAACATTATAAATACAGAGATTCTAAGTATACAGGACAAAAGTGTTGGAACTGTTTAGTAGGAAAATTAGATGGA